CTACCGGCCAACCGTCTGAGCGAGAATCACACAGTATTGTGCGGGATCGAGCCCCAGCAACTCCAACAGCGCCTCTTCCTTGAAGCTGCCCCGTGTAATGGTCTTCAGACCGTTTCCGGCGGCATAGAGGTTCACGTTCTCCGTATATCCGCCTGCATCGGCCGCGCACCAGAAACGGATGCGGTCCACCGGCTGATTCCGCTCCGCATAAACGCTGTAATCGGCCACATACACCAAATTGAGCGGCGCAGTGTAAGCGAAATCCTGCATCGCGGTAAGCTCCCGACGATCTCCTTCGACGACCCGGTTCAATACATTCGCTTTCGAATCGTAACGATACACACCTTCAGGCAGGAAAGCATAGACCCGAATGGGATAGAGCGCCATAGCCGAAGGCGCGGTAAGATGCCCATCCTCCCGGTTTACCCCGGCAGCAGCCCACAGTACACCCGAAAGTTCCTCCAGAGAGAGCATCTCCGGCGAAAAATCGCGCGACGAACTACGCGCCGCAAGCGCTTCGTTGATAGTCAGTCCCATCTTGGGATCCGGCGTCTTCAATTCGATCCGTTCTCCCATTTCGACGGGCGTACGGACACTCTGCTTCACTCCGGTACCGCAGGCTGTCAATGCAACCAGCGCACACATCATCAAACTGCTTGTTTTCATAATCTTTACGGTTTTTACAAAAATAACCAAAATCCAGAATTTCCGGTATCCTGGCCGGAAAAATTTTCCGATATTCCGGCCTGCCGTTCCTGAAATGAAAGTCTGAGATGGAAAATATTCGGTCGTTTTTTTGGTTTTCAGGAAATAATATCTATCTTTGCACCACGATTCGAAACCCACACGAGTTTCAGTCGATGATGGTGCCATAGCTCAGATGGTAGAGCAAAGGACTGAAAATCCTTGTGTCCCTGGTTCGATTCCCGGTGGCACCACACAGAAAACCAGTCACTTACAGCCCTGTAGGTGACTGGTTTGTTTTTAGTCGGGCACACAATTTAGACACAAACCCAATCTAATTTCCCATTGCGGGATACCTCTCCTTCTTGCACTATTTTTCGCACTTTTTGGAATGAATCATTTCAATAAAGCTATTTTCCGACAGTGAGAATTGCTCTCCTCTTTTTTTAACGAATTTTCCCTTAATATAATTTGCATAATGTGCCGAACATACTGACTTTTGTCGCAGAGGCTGTGAAGTCGCAGCCCACCAGTTGCAGAACGATATAACCTTCATGTAATTGTTAGTGGGTCTGTTGGCGTCGGCTGACAGACCTTTTTTGTGCGAATATGATGATTTATTCGAAACCATATAGAACGAAAAAACATGAAAGAGAAAATTCTCGTAGCGCTGAAAACCAAGTATTCTAATTTGGGGTTCGGAGCGAAGGCTCTCGACGGAGTAGCCTCCATTTTGGAAAAATCCGTCACCGATGAATCGCAAATTGAAACCGCAGTCAGCGGGGTCGAACCTTTCCTTAAAGTTTTCCAGTCTGACGCTGATCGTGCACGCACCGAGTACAACGCACTGAAAGGACTGTATGACGAACTCAAGGCAAAGAGTGAGGCATCTCCTGCAAATGGGGGCGGGCAGGGCAAAAAAAACGAACCCGACGATGAGGAACCTGCGTGGTTCAAAGCCTACAAGCAGCAACAGGAGGAGCGTTACAACGCCAGCAAAGCGGAGAGCGATACTCTGAAAGCTGAAAAGGCCAAGAACGACCGGGCCAATCTCATCTCCGCAAAGGCAAAAGAACTCGGTATTCCGGAGTGGCGCATGAAAGAGGGATTCGTCATCGCCGACGATGCAGATGAAAAAACGATCGGCGACTACCTCGCAAACGTGCAGAAAAATCTGGTTACCGCAGGGCTGGAAGGGAAAGGTTCGGGATTCCCGATGTCCACGCCCGAAGCGCAGGGCAAAGAACTCGCAAAGGCGTGGGCTGAAACACTTCCGGACAAAGAGTAACCAAAACGTAAAATCATGGCAATCGTATTTGAAAAAACAAAAGTAAAGGGCGGTTTCCCCATATTCTGGCGCGGTGAGTTCGCCGGATTGCCGGGGGACTTCAAACTGAAGGGAACCTATCCCGAAGGGACAAAGATTCCCAAAGGTACGCCGATCAAGCTCGACTTCGACAACATGGAATGTTCCATATGCAAGAGTGCACGTGTTCTGTCGGGCGGCACAACCACTGCTCCACATGTCAAGAAGGGTTCCATGCTCCAAGTAGGAGATGCGGTTAAGGTCGGCGAGTCAAATTCGACCGTAAAAAGCATTGATACCAAAAATGCAGATTACGATGTGATCACGTTCGCAGCGGCCGTAACGGGTGCGACTGAAGGCGTAGATGTCCTCTCGGACGACAATCTGCCTGATGCAGTTGTCGAAACCGACATGGTCTATTCCGCCAATAACGGATTCCAGACCGTATCGGCCGGATATGCAGGTATCATCCTCAAGGATGTAGCCTATCCCGTCCCTGCTGCATGGCTTCAGGGTTACAGCCTGAAGAACAACCCCGAAATCAAGTATGTACGACAGTAAAAGAGGAGGTAAACAATGAACGAAGTATTTTATTCATCCATTTTCGGCGAACTGACTAAACAGGTGCAGATTCGCATCGATGCCGCCTCTGAACTGCGTAAGCGGCTATTCGACCAAAATATTTACGAGCGATTCCTCGACTGGGACACCCCCACCGTCGGACTGAACTTCGAGGAGTTGATCGGCTCGTACAATTTGAGCGTCGCCGCTGCAACGCTCGACTCCAAAGGTAAGGAGCCTATCATGGGAACCGAGGGACTGGAAACGATCAAGCAGAAGGTATTAACCCACCAGATGTCTTATTCGATGCCTATCGAAGAGTATCGTAAGGTGTTGCAGATTCTCGATTCGCGGATGCTGTCCGATTCGGCCAAGACACAGCAGCTCATCAATCTGATGTGGAACAATGTTACGAAGGTCGTGAACTCCGTGCAATCGAAACTGGACATCATCTTCCTCGGAGCATTGTCGAACAAAGGCGTATTCACGTTTGACGCGTCCAATAACCCAGAGGGTGGTGTGCGCGGTACGATCGACTACAAAATGCCGAGCGAGAACATTGCCACCGCGAAAACGTTATGGACGGATGGCAATAAAGATACGGTCGATACGCTGGAGGATATTCAAGCCATCCTCGATGCTGCACAGGACAAAGTTACGTTCGACCGCATTCTGCTCTCGCAGAAACGCCTGTCGTATATCCTCCGCAACAAGAAGATGAAGTTGGCGGTATTCGGTAGTGACAAGTCGTCCACACCGCTGTTGCTGGCGAACCTGAACGAGTTTATGCGTTCGAACGGATTCCCGACATTCGAAGTCATCCGCCGCATGACCCGTATTCAGGATAACGGTAAACTTACGGAGTATTCGCCGTGGAACGACAAGAACCTCGTGTTCGTACCTGCGGGCAAACTGGGCGTCATCAAGAACGCCTATGCCGACAACGAGCTGCGGCAAGAGCCGGGTGTCACCTACTCTAACTACGGACGCATCCGCATTTCACAGTGGGGCAAGGGCGAAACCGACAACTCTAACGGCGTAGAGTTCACGAAAGCACAGTCGCTGTCACTTCCGGTTATCACCGAAATCAACGGCATCTATTCGCTGACCGTAGAATCGTAGTTGTATGAAGAATTTCGAGGCAATAATATATAGTATTTTATTGGTTTTTGCCCATTTTTATATTTCATATAAAAACGCAGATTATCAGCGAATAATGCTCTAAAGATCGAATTATCGTTTTTTTATTTTCGGATTGTTTTCGTAAATTTGTATGCAAATAGTATGCACAATGTATGCAAATTTTGACCTATGTTCAAATACACAAAAGATTCGGTTTCGGTGTTCACTGTATTAGACACCAGACGCCCCAAAGCAGACGGGAAATATCCCGTAAAGGTACAGGTTGGATTCGCCCGCAAACAAAAGTATTATACCACCAGCAAGACGTTATCCATCGATGAGTGGCGCAAGCTGCCTACTACGAAGCTGCGAACGCTGGTTCAAGTTCGGGAGGAAATAGAAGCCCGATTCAATATCGTGCGGGACTTCGTGCGGGATTTGACCGATGCGGGAATCTTTTCGTTTTATACGCTCAATATGCGGCTGAAAGGAGCAACGGCCGGAACGATAAACACGGCTTTTGAAGCCAAAATAGAACGGCTGAAGCAGGCGGAACGGGTAGGTACAATGTGGGTATATAAGACGACATTAAATTCTATAGAACGGTTTGCCGGGAAATCGATTCCGTTTGCCGATATAACGCCTAAATGGTTGCAGGAATATGAAAACCATCAGCGAGAGATAGGACGTAACACGACAACTATTTCTATCACGATGCGAACTCTTAGAGCTATAATAAGCGAAGCGAAACACTGCGGGACCATTCGTCCAGCGGATGATCCGTTCAACAAGGGGAGATATGAAATAAAAAACGGGCACGGTCGAAAATTAGCCCTTACTTTAGAGCAAATCGGGCAAATATCCCGTTATGATGACGGCACCGAAACAACGGCCAAATACCGGGATTATTGGTTGTTCCTCTACTTGTGTAACGGGATCAATGTCGCCGACTTTATTAGGCTGAAGTTCAAAAATATTGAGAATGGCGAAATTTGCTTTACACGCCAAAAGACAGAGCGGACGAGCCATGAGGAAAAAGCGATACGGGTTATTATAACCCCTCCGATGCAAACGATAATCGACAAGTGGGGCAATTCTCCGGCTCCAGATAATTACTTGTTCCCGATCTTGACCGGAAAAGAGGATGCGTTTCGGGCGAAACTCGTTTCACGTGAATTTATAACCAAAATAAACCTTCGTATGAAACGAATCGGTGAGGCTCTCGGTGTTGGGAAGATTACGACTTATGCCGCCCGGCATTCGTTCGCTACGGTGTTGAAGCGTGCCGGGGCAAATATCGCCTATATATCGGAAAGCCTCGGCCACCAAGACCTGAAGACGACGGAAAACTACCTTGCCAGTTTCGAGCGAGAGGAACGAGAGAAAAATGCCGCATTGCTGACAAATTTCTGATGCAACGACTTGTATAGTGTGCCGCGAGGCAGTTTATTTGCGGTAACGTTCATTTTATTTGGAATGACCGGCGGGGCACATCTTATTTCCGCCGGTCATTCCGTTTTTTACTGCCTTTCGCCTCTCGGCTGGGGTGGATAGTAACAACCCCATCGAAGGGTGTCCGCCAAATGGACGCCCTCAACGACCGGAACCAGATTTCGCCCCTTGTAGTGGGTAAAGTATCTGCACTCCCTTTTTGATTTGACGGCTTTTATCCGTGCGGCCTATACTTTCTATGTCCGAGGAATGAAATGCGGCCAAATGCAAAGCCAATACGAAATACGGGCGGTTTTGTTATGCCTCGTAACCTTCGTAATAGTAAGATTGTTCAATTCCCTTGAAAATAACCTCCCGATCCTCCGTGCGGTCGGTCAATGCACTGCCGAGCAGTGTGCGTAGCTCCAGATCGTTTATCGGGCTGCGCTCCATAGCTTGCAAATATAGGTCCTTGTCCACCTTGCGCCAATCCACCACGCGCCGAATACGCTTTTTCAAAATCATATCGAGCCATATTCGGGTGGCCCGTCCGTTCCCCTCCATAAATGGATGGGCGATATTCATTTCGACGTATTTTGCGATGATTTCCTCAAATGTTGTTTCCGGCATACTCTCTATCACCGGCAGAATAGCGTCCAAATACAAGGCATTTGCAAAGCGGAAACCGCCCTTTGATATATTCAGCGTCCGAACCTTTCCCGCAAAGTCATACAACCCGCCGAACAAATACCGGTGAATGTCCTGCAACCCTTTGACCGTTCCCACCTCGATACGGTCTATATCGCCGCTTTCGAAAAGGGCGTGGGCTTTGTTGAGGCTTTGGGCGTCTATCCGATCCGTTTTCTTTCCCATAACAGCGACTATTATTCCCTTTCTTTGACCTCTAACACCGTTCCGCATTTGGGGCAGGTAATCGTATTTGTAGGCTGGGGGGCGAACAGCTCAGACACCGATACCTCAAGCGCGGCGGAGATTCTTCGCAACGTCGTGATGGTGGTATTTCCGTTTATTGCTTTCGATAATCCGACCCTGGAAATGCCTATTTTTTCGGCTAAATCCTTTTGCGTCATCCCCTTACTTTTGAGGATTTCGGCTATTCTAAATTCATTATCCATAATGTAAACATATTGTTATGCAGTGCAAAGATATAAATTATACTTAATGTATGCAAATTGTTGTGTAATGATTAAAAAAAGTTGTCAAAATATTTGCATGTATGAATAATTATTGTTTACTTTGTATTGTCAAAAGATAACAACAAGTTTACAACAATGGACACCACCGCTCACAATCAATTCGCAAAGGAGATAGCCAACTACATCAACTACCACTGTGACGGGGTAGCTGATAGTTTCGAAATCGAACACGAGGGATTCACGGCCCTTGTGAGCTATAAGGCCGAAATCAGAGAGGATGCCGGGGATTATTGGACGGCTCCGAGCTGGACGATAGAGAAAGAGAGCACGACGGTAGCGGCCGTATGGGATGCCGAGGGGAACGAATACCCGGAAATCGCAGAGGCTTTGCAAGTGCTGTTAAACTAACGAGGGGAACCGGGGCGGCCTCAACCACCGCCCCACAAGTCAAGAAATCAAATTAAACCAACAATTCAATACAGACAATGAAACGAAACGATTTACAAACGATTATGCGCCGGGCGTGGACGATTGCCCGGACAACGGGGAAAGCCTTTAATATCTGCCTTGTCAAGGCGTGGAGCCTTTACCGTCTGACGCAGCGGATGCGGGCCGGCGTGGTGCGGTTCGCTTATGAGAAAGCCGACGGGACACTGCGTAAGGCTTGCGGCACGCTGCACGAGGTGGCGGCCACGATCAAGGGAACAGGCAGACCGGACGACGGCCAGACGGTCAAGTATTACGACGTTGAGGCCGACGGCTGGCGCTCGTTCAAGGTCGAGAATTTCGTAACGGTATATTAAAACTCAATATCATACAATTATGAACATTATAAAAAAGCGTGCGCGTATCAATGAAATGATAAGCGAGGCGGATAGGCGCATATCTGAATTAGAAAGCGGCAAATGTCGGTTCTTGAGAAAAAGGACGACATCCGACGAAGTGGAGAAAGAAAAAGAGCGCCTCTATGCTATTAAAGCTCGATTAAAGAAGTCTTTATCGCATTATGAGGCGAAACAGACTATCGGTGACGCCGTAAATGCCATTATATTTAGAACGCTCGGTGTTAGGCACTGTTCGATACACTCCGCTTGTGATCGATGCGGAATAGACAAAGACGAAGAATATTTGCCGGACAAATTCCGCAAACATATAATTGTAGCGGCTATCTATGCGATAAATGACGAATATCCTATTGAATGTCTAACGCCTTATCGCAAAGATTTTGGGGGTATTCGCTTATATCGAGAAATGTATCGAGAACGAGTAGAGCGGGCTATTGAGGAATTGAAACTTTTACTTTTTTTGCCGTAATCACGTTCTCAATTCTTACCCCATAGATGAAAATCCGCCCCAGCCCTTGCGGTTTCAAAAATAAGGGCTATATTTGCACTATCCTAAAAATACAAGTTATGTTATTCGCATATTCACAATTTGCCGTCGATGGTGGGGGTATCGGAAACGACCCCGCGCTTTACTTGTATAGCGTAGGACACCTAACGACGGCTTTTTTATATCCTACAAATACAAGTTATGCCTACAATCAAACAGGGTACAACCGTGCCCGCTGCCTCCGTCGCATCTGACGGGGCAATCGCACCCGTAACGCCCGTATCGGGGCAATTCACTCCTGACGCTGTATTCGACAGTATGGATTCTATCTACCTTGCCCACGCCAGCAAGCTGCACGACCTGTCGCCCTATGTGCGCTACAACTTCGACGAAATGAAGTCGCAATACAGCGACATCGTGAAGTCGTACAATCAAATGGTCGATCAGTACAACGAGGCGATGGACACTTTCTGCAAGATGTTCGCCCGTATGCAGAGAGCCAAGAAAGAAACACGCCGCGCGGTGGCGTTTATCGAGGCGCAGGGGCTTATCGGAATGTTCAATTCTAAAACCGAATAATCAAAACCGTTATGATCTACGAACTCTCTTTTGGCGGCTATCGGCTGGGGTTATTCCCCACCGAGGCCGAGGCCGTCCACCGGGCGGCTTACCTGCCGAAAGGATGTTATACAGTCCGGGAGTGGGTGATTGACGGCGAATTTTTGACGTTCGATCCGTCGGTTAATTTAGAACGTGAGATAAACAAATAAAACGTAAAGATTATGAATAAGATGTGTGTTAATAAAAGATCAGATATGACGCTGATCGGATCGGCTTTCGAGGCCGCAGGTTTCCGTTGTGTCCGGATCCGCACCGAATGCGAGGCCGAACACCGCACCAAAGGTGGTGATCCCCGCCGACACGGGATGCTGGTTCTCGACGGTGACCGAGTGATATTGGAGGTATTGCGGTCGAGACCGACTAAAAAAGATAATCAACTCACAATCCCGCCTCAATCATGAACCGAGAAAATGACATATCGAACCGTACCCTATTTTTGATTCGGTCGGTTTGAAATGATAAACAGAAAGCCGAGGGAACTCGGCTTTTTACATTCTCGCATCATATATCTTTTCTACATTCAGCTCCGTTCCGGTCAATGTAAAATATATATTCTGGAGCTGGTGCAGATACTTTATGGGCACATCCACATTGCAATCGTCGATTTCGTCTTCCACCTGCCAACAGAACCCTTCTTTTTTAGGAGATAAACATATCACACGGGGGATGATATAGTAGTCAAATCGTTGGTAACAGTCGCTAAATTCTTTCTCAAAGCCGCATTTTTCCAATAACGTTGGAGTCAAACGTATAGGCCTAACATCTCCTAATACTACTTTATCTAAAATCTCATGATAAAATCCGGCTTCCTTAATTAGCATCTCACCATGAAATAACGTCATGTCTGCACGCGTAATTTCTGCAATATACCCAATTCGCTCAAGATGGGGGTTATACACTAAATTGCCTATTCGAAATGATCGAATATTCAGAGACGGTTCCATATTACATTTCATATTCTAAAACGCATCGAATTCGATGCGTTTATTACTTTAGTTTCATTTGTGTTTTTAAGTTGAGAACTATTTATTCCTCCTCGTTTGAGGTGTCGCATGTAATCGGTTTCGTCGATTTTACCGCTGAAGTAAGGTGCGCTGTTTCGGGTGGCGGATTGTCGGGCAACGTTCCGAGGTATTGCCGAGCGTTGAGGGGTGATACGACAGAGTGTCCGAGTTGGCTTTCGAGTTGTTGTCGGGCAACTTTAGCTACTGTACCGCCCCGTTTGGCGACGTTGGCGTTGGCCTTGAAACCTATTGGATTTTCGTTTCGGGAAAGTTCGGTAGCAGAGGCCTCGGCCAATGAGTTCAACAGCAGTTCGACATTGGTCATATTATCCCGCAGGTTCTCCTTTTTCAACCCCTTGTAACGTTTGTAGGCTTTCGTGGTACGTCCGGCCCACTCCTTCGTGATAATGTCCGTAAGGGTGGCATATTGCGTTCCATCAACGCCCCCGCGTTTCCACTCGTCAGTGAGAAGTTTACGGACTTCGATACTTTTCAAGCGTTGGTTAATCCATGTATCCGAATATCCAAGGCGTTTATAATCGGCTACGGCCTGCTCAATAGATAACTCAGGGTCTTGCATTTGGTCGAGGCGGTCGCTTGCCACCTGCGCCATCCATTGCTTGAAAGGCTCGGCTTTCTGTGACGGAATCGACTGGATAATCCGCAGGACGGTTTTCACATCTCCGGCCAGCGTCTTGCGCATCACTCCCGTTTCTGACCTCATGGCTATCTGGGGACAATTTGTCCCCACGAACGAGGCGAGCGCTTCATCCCGCTTGCGCATCTTCTTGAAATAATCGGTCGGATTCACGGTGTCCGTCAGAGCGGAGATCACGTCGAGAACGGAAAAATACCACGTCTCCGTCCGCTCGTCCCAAACGGTGCGCACCTTGCGGTCCTCGAACAACTGTATGGCCTGCTTTTGTGTCATAGGAATGTAGTTTTATTTATTCCTTTTCTTTTACCTCCAGCACCGTCCCGCACTTCGGGCAGGTGATTGTGTTCGTCGGGTACGTTGCTACTCTTCCGCCTTTTGCTCCGCTTGTTGGAATCCAATTTTGCGGGCGGGATTGCGTGCCTGCGGTATCTTGACCGACAACGCCGCAATAGCGTTGTAGATATTATCAAGCTCCTTGCGCATATCTTCCGACAGATCGCTGACCGCCTCGGCATTGTCGGCGTCCACCCGCTCCAGTAACGCCAGTTTCGCCCGAATTTCGGCCAACTCGGCCGTTACTGTCGTCGTGGTCGTGATGTAGTTCCGCATCGCTACGAAAGCACGCATAATAGCGATACTTACTTGTATGGCAACGGAGCTTTTCAAAACAGCCGATAACATAGAAACGCCTTGCTCGGTAAACGCATAGGGGTTGCGGCGTAAACCCATCGTGATGGAATTGGTTATCACAATTTGTGATTTCCAATTTTCAGTTTCGGCATCTGTCAGTTGAAACATGAAATCGGGCGGAAAGCGTTCGATATTACGCTTTACCGCTTGATTGAGAGCGCTTGTTGTTACTTGGTACAATTCCGCCAAATCACGGTCCAGCATCACCCGCTGGCCCCGTATTTCGTAAATCTTGCTTTGGATAGGTTGTAGTTCCATGGGTAGGTATCGTTGAGGTTATTCTGCCTTGATGGTTATCGACTTCCCGCAATGCGGGCACGTGATTGCTCCCTCTTTCGAAGCGGCGAAAAGTTCCGGCACTTCAACACCCAAAATATCGGCTATTTCTTGCAATCGTTTTAACGGCGGATTTCCGTTGTCACCAATTGCAATACTTAACCCCGTTTCAGTCATTCCGAGACGCGCCGCCAACTCTTTTGCGGTCATTCCTCGTTCCTTCAATAATTCTTTAACTCTCATTTTGACGTATTATTTGCCACAAATATATTGATATTCATATAAACAGCAAAAAATTTTAGTGTCAATTAAATTTTTATCTCAAAATATTTGCATTATATCAAAATATCATTTATATTTGCACCAGAAAATCAAAACAACAATTAAACAATACGGCCATGAAACTCTTAACTAAAGCAATTGAGAAGCAGTTGGCAAAGTACCCCATTTATTCACAAGATGGCAAAGGCGGCAAGGCACAGGTCATCTGCAAGTTCTTCAACCCCTGCGGCAGTCAGACGTGGTACATTCTCGAAGGCGAGAAGCAAGACGACGACTACATTCTCTTCGCATTGTTAGACAATATGGGCGAGCGAGAATATGGTTATGTGTCACTGAATGAACTTCAACGCGTTAGAACTCGCCCCTTTGGTCTTGGCATCGAAAGAGATATGTATTTCACACCTTGCAAAGTCAGCGAAATCAACTAATTGATTTATTGAATAAACGTCTAAAACAATAGAACTATGAACGCATTTGCATTTAAAGTGATCGACGCAATCAATCGTGATGGTATGGACAATGGCAGCTGGGGTCTTGTCAAAGACGTAGATAATACTGTCGCCTATTTCGGCACCAGAGAAGAAATCGAACTGAAAGGCCAGTGGGCGTACATCTATGCAGAGAAAGACGATACACTGTCTTTGCAACTCGAAAAAATCGAACCTACGAGAGTTCTGCACGTTGAAGATTGTGAACTGCTGCTCTACTACCTCGACGAATAAAGCCGTTCGGGCGGCTATAAACAGACCTCAGGCCCGAAGCGTGGCGGCACCTGCCGCCGGTGGTAAAAATGAAAGATATGAAAGACATAAAAATTGGCGACCCGGTGAGATTCGGACGCAATACTGGTGAATATCGAGGACAGTTCGATAAACTGAATATCGCAATGGTACTCGTTGGCAATAGGCTGTATTATGTTACATTTGAAAAAATTGAAAAGCTATGAAGACAAGAAAATCCTTCAAGGTGAACAGAGAGGCTGCGATCAAAATCGCAATGAACACAAACGGCATATCACGAGAGATCGCCGAGAAATACACAGACAGCGAGTTGAAAGAGTGCTTGCGACTACTCAAACTAAAAACCAACTTTTAACCTATATAACAATGAAACGAACCGACCTTTCCATCATCATGCGCACGGCGTGGCAGATGTGCCGCGCGACGGGTGTAACCTTTGCTGAGTGTCTGCATAAGGCATGGCAGGTGTTCAAATTGAAGATAAAGATGCGCGCGGGCATCGTGCAGTTCTTCTACCTCAAATCGAGTACGGGTGAATTGCGACAGGCATTCGGTACGCTTAAGGACGACTTATGCCCCGAAACAAAAGGTGACGACCGTAAGCCTAACAAACACCTCGTAACCTATTACGATACGGTTGCCGAGGGCTGGCGGTCATTCAGAATGTTCAACTTTGTAAAAGTTATATAATATATGAAACCAACGATGTACGTAGAAAAACGCAGCGATTTGACATTACTCAAAAAGGCATTCGAATTGACGGACGCGACATGTCACCGCACGCGGCTGAAGTGTGGGTGTAAAGCCTACAAAGGTGCAGACAACAATCGCGACAGCCTATTGATCGTCAAATATGACGCAGTAGTGCTTGAGATTATCCGCTGCAAAGGGTGTGTGAAGAAAAGACCTTAAAAATTGCAGCTCTCAATAAAAAATCGTATTTTTAATAAATAATTCAATAGTAAGATTTGCATAATGTGCCGAACGTGTCCACTTTTGCATCGAACAGATATATGCGGGGTAGTGCAGAGGTTACCACGGCGGGTTAGTGTCCCGCAGGCGCAAGTTCGATTCTTGCCCCCGCTACTAATGAAATTTACGGCTATGAAAATTTTAACGCTTATCATCAAACAAAAATGGTTCGACGCCATTTTGTCGGGTGAAAAAACGGTCGAGACCCGCGAAGTACGCCCGACCAACACGAAATACATTTCATACCGAGACAACAACACAGGCAAAGTCTACAAGAAAGACAGTGACGTGCCCGAATCGGCGTGGGACAGCGAGAAGGGCGTTGATACGGTTATCAACCACTACGATGCCATACAGTTCTGGGTAGGTTACGAAAAGAATCGCCCCGGCGCGCTGGTCGAAGTCAAAGGCGTCGAGCTGGTAGATGTTTGCGACGAAGAGACGAAAGAGCCGATTGTGTACGAGCACAACGGTAACGAATATACCATGACCGAGATCGACTACCACCTCGGCAAGGTAATCGAGAAAATGAATTGTTAAACCCTTAGAATCATTGCCGCACTCGAAGACGAAGACAAAAAACAGCAACTCAGCTTGACGCGCAATACAGCCGTATAACGAGTGAATTGCGACGCCGCACGCCTAATCCTGCTGTAGGATTAAGTAGCCTCGCAAATATGGGTGGCCGAAATGGTGTTATTGCGAATAGGTATGCAAGGGCGACCAGTGCATATACAAGAGCTAGGCAATCTGCCGCCCGAGGCCTTTCCGTAGGTTAAATCATATTGTCAAACTTCTAAAATTCAAGCTGCACTCGAAATTCAGTAAGAAATCGAATCAATCGGACGACCAGCGTTAGCCGTGTCCGTTATCGTACAGTAGGCGGTCGTGCGACGAATCGTGCCGGTCGTGCACGCGACATTCGCGCCGCCTTTGGCATGGCAACAGGTTAATCATGACCCCGATAGACCATGCAAACGAAGTGATTGCCTCTGTCCGTCAAAAAACGGATAGAGCAATCCTTTTTTATTCTTGCGGCAAAGACAGCGAGGTATTGCTCGACCTGATGGCGCCGCACTTCAAAGAGATCGTCTGTGTATTCATGTATTTCGTCAAGGGTCTTGACCACATCGACAACTATTTGCGGGCAGTCAAAGTTCGCTACTCAAATGTACGCATCATGCAGGTGCCACACTGGACGCTGACGCGCGTTCTGCGCTGCGGGCTATATTGCATCCCGAATCCGAATGTCAAAATCATGTCGTTGAAAGATATTGATGAATCCGTTCGGATGAAAACAGGTATTTCGTATTCTTTTTATGGCATGAAGCAATCGGACGGCATGAATCGTTGCCTTATGTTGCGTGGATACGAGAACGAAGCCATAAGTAACACGGGCAAAGTCTACCCTCTATCCAAATGGAAAAAGTCGGATGTGATGGCCTATATCAAGGCCAAGAAACTGCCCGAGCCTATATCCTACAACAAGAACAAATCGCAAGGTCTGACGTTTTTGCCGGAGGTATTCGATTACCTGCGCCAACACTATCCGCAAGACCTCGAAAAGATTTATAAGGTATTTCCTCTGTCACACAATATCTTACTTCGTTATGACGCAGAAAATAAATGACATGACCATCTACTTGGGCGATTGCCTTGATATAATGCCTACACTGCCAGATAAGAGCGTAGATGCTGTTATAGCGGATTTACCCTATGGAACTACAGCATGCAAATGGGACGTGGTAATTCCATTTGAATCGCTATGGAATGAGTTAAAACGGGTTTGCAGCGGAGCAATTGTGTTATTTGCTACCGAGCCCTTCACCTCCGCACTTATAGCGAGTAATTACGCTGCTTTTAAAGAAAAGCTGACTTGGGTAAAGCACAAACCCTCCAATATTGGCAACGCAAGGATACGCCACTTGAAATATAGCGAAGATATTGTGGTATTCAGCTATGGCAAATATACATTCAATCCTCAATACACCGCTCGGAGTTCTGACAGAGTGAGACAAGCGCAAAAAGGCAACAGCAAGCAATGGCGAACAAATAAGAAGCCAACACAAGATGTATCGTTTGCCACTGCATATGCACCGAGGGATTGGCATACGTTTGATGCAGACCGCAAACTTCAAGGCAATGTGCTGAATTTCCCTGCCGTTGTTTCAAACTCAAAAGAAAAAGTCAACCATCCCACACAAAAGCCCGTCGCCTTGCTCGAATACCTTATTCGTGCCTATTCCAAAGAGGGGGACACGATACTTGACTGTACTATGGGTAGCGGTTCCACTATGATTGCTTGTATAAACACAAAGCGTAAAGGCTTGGGTATAGAACTGATGAACGAATACTACAACTTGGCAGTTGAGCGCGTGAGAAGTGCCGCTATGCAACCGAGATTATTATGACGCAGAAAAAGCAGCAGCCCAAATACCGGCAGAGTGAGACGGTCGTAATCAAGCGGTCGCAAATCAACTTCGCTCCATACAATCCCCGCAAGGAAGACCCCGAAGTCATCAAAAAGCTCAAAAGGAACTTCAAGACTGTCGGCTATTTGGGCGGCATCGTGTGGAATAAATGTTCCTCATACCTTGTATCGGGGCACAAGCGAGTACAGACGCTCGACATTATCAACGGGTACGACGGTACATCGGAAACGGATTATGAAATCAAGGTCGAAGCCGTGGAACTGGACGACAAGACCGAGCGCGAACAGAATATCTTCATGAACTCCCCTTCCGCAATGGGCGAGTTCGACATGGAGAAGATGAAGGTGCTCGTGCCGGAAATCGACTATCAGGCCGCTGGCCTTTCCGAGGCGGATATAAACATATACGGCATATCCGTCATGCAGGACGAGGTGAATGCAGGGCTGGCCGATACGCTGGATGATTTCAAGGAGATACAGCGGCCGTTCGAGGAACGCAAGGCTGCGGTCAAGGAGATGAAAGAACAAATCCGACAACAGGCAGAGCAGAAAGCCGAAGACATTGAGTCGTATGTGATGCTCAATTTCAAATCCTATCGGGCGAAATCGTCGTTTATGCTTCGATTCGGGTTTGGGCCGGATGACAAGATTATCCCTGGCGAAATGTTCGCCGATATGGTTGAACGGGTGGAATAACCTCACAAACCTTACACTATAAAAAATGGGTGCTCCGAGTAAAAAGCCTAATATTGCGACATTCCGCAAGATTGCAAATTCTTGCGGCGGCATTTTATCCGATATTGCCGCCCACATCGGAGTGGATAGAGTTACTGTCTATGCTTGGTGCAATGATGATCCCGAGTTCAAGCAGGCCCTCGAAGATTCCCGCGAACGTTTCCTCGATCTTGCCGAAAGCAACCTCCGCAAACTGGTTGCCGGCGTTCCAGCCATCGAAAAGGACGAGAACGGCGAAAAGAGATTTGCCGGTTGGATCGAACGTCCCTCCGAAACAGCGATCATTTTCACCCTCAAAACCCGTGGTAAGAAACGGGGGTATGTAGAGCGGTCGGAGATTACAGGCCCCGATGGTGCCGAACTTATTCCGCCTCGCACCCTTTCTCCCGAAGAGGCGAAGCAATATGGGTTGAAACTTAACGAAGAATATTAGTACACTCCCCCGATTCGCGACATAGACATAGAGCGCACCTTCTGCCTTTCCGGAACGCTGAACTTCACCCGCTATATGTTCAAGCATAAGACGGGGATGCGTTTTATTGTCGGCGATCACCATCGCCAAATATGCGAGGCTCTCGATAAAGTAGTACGGGGAGAGATAAAGCGACTTATCATCAATATCGCCCCGCGATACGGGAAGACAGAACTTGTGTCGAAAAACTTCATCGCCTACGGGCTGGCACTCAATCCGCGAAGTAAATTTATCCACTTGTCATATTCCGATGATCTTGTGCTTGATAATTCGAAAGAGATCAATGAAACAGTACAATCGGACTATTATCAACGGCTGTTTCCCGAGGTCAATGTGGAATCGAAGAATGCAAAAAAATGGTACACATCCGCCGGCGGCGGGCTGTATGCAGTAAGTGCCGCCGGACAGGTGACCGGTTTCGGCGCAGGTCAAGTGGATGATACCGACAGGGAGCGACGCGAAATAGGTAATTTCATTCCTGCATGGGAAAGCGATTTTGCGGGGGCAATCGTCATTGACGACCCTATTAAGCCAGAGGATGCACTGTCCGAAACGGTCCGTGAGCGGGTAAACAACCGTTTCGAATCGACAATCCGCAACCGCGTGAACTCCCGAAACACACCGATCATAATCATCATGCAGAGACTGCACGAACACGATCTGTGCGGGTATCTGCAAGAAATTGAGCCGGAAGAATGGACGGTACTCTCGATGCCCTGTATCTGGCATGACGAAAACGGCCGTGAACAGCCGTTATGGGATTTCAAACATACGCTGGAGGAGTTGCGAAAAATCGAGAGATCGAACTCATTTGTCTTTGAAACGCAATATATGCAGAACCCGAAGCCGCTGGAAGGTTTGATGTATGGAGAGTTTAAGACATACGACATAATTCCATATGCAGCATCTATGAAGCGAAAGAACTACACGGATACCGCTGATACCGGCAGTGACTATCTGTGTTCTATTTGCTATACGGAAACTCCCATCGGCAATTTCGTGACGGACATTTTATATACACAGAAACCGATGGAATATACCGAGCCGGCAACAGCCGAGATGCTGTCCCGAAACAAGACGGAGATCTGCTACGTCGAGAGCAACAATGGCGGCAGGTCTTTCGGGCGCAATGTTGAGGCGCAGTGCCGAATAATCGGTAACAACTTTACATCGTTCAACCCATTTACGCAGACCGCCAACAAAAGGGTGCGTATTTTCACGCGATCGAATGAAGTGCAAAACCTTATTTATTTTCCGACCGGATGGGAGCACAAATGGCCGGAGTTCGCCTCGCATGTCAAATCATACCGTAAGCAGCAGGAGTTCAACAGCCATGACGACGCCGAAGATGCCCTGACCGGAGTAATCGAAAAGCGGGGGTATTTCAACAATGAAGAAGATTTAGACAAAGAGGATTTAGGAATTTGGTAAAAAGTACGGATATGGGATTTATAGACAACCTACTCAATGCGATACGCAATAAATATCTGAATGCAACCGGTGCAGAACGTGATCTGCTTACGCTTATCAAGGACAAAGACATTACACAGGCTCAAACACTTATGCAGAATCGCGATACGGAGGTTTTGCAGGCGATTCAGGAATATAACCCCGAACTCCACCGTATTATGCGAAAGGCCGATAAGATGCGGAAAGGCCAGGAGCCTTATCGTACCGAGAAGTTGCCTCGTGCACGACAGAAGTACATCAATGAGGTGGAACTATTCTTTCTGCTCGGGAATCCGATACGATGGAAGAAGGTGAACAACGAAGGTTCGGACGAGGCTTTCGAAGCATATAATCAATTTTTGCAAGATACACGATTCAACGTTTCCATGCGTAAAGCAAAACGCATTGCGGGAGCAGAAACTGAATGTGCCAAGCTCTACCACATCTATCGGGACGAGAATTTCCAACCGCAGGTAAAAGTTGTGGTAATTTGCAAGTCGAAAGGATACACCCTACGTCCATTATTCGACCTATACGAGAACCTCATTGCATTCGGGTATGGGTACTACCTTAAAGAGGGGACATCAACTATCGAGCATTTCGATATTCAAACACCTGATACGATCTACCGATGCAAACGAGGATCTCTTAATTGGGAGGTTATTGCAACTCCCAATCCAACCGGAAAAATCAATGTTATCTACTACCGACAGGATAAAGCGTGGGGAGGCCTCAACCCCCGCATAGACCGCGAGGAGGATATAGACAGCAAAATATCCGACACAAATAACTATTTCGCAGACCCTATCGCCGCAGCAACGGGCGATGTCGTAGATTTTTTGAAAGGTCGAGCCGACAAGCCCGGGAAAATGATTCGGATGACCGGAGCGGATTCAAAATTCGAGTACATCAATCCACCGACCTCTTCCGAGACGCAGCAACAGGAAAAGGAAGACCTCGCGCAGTCCATCTTGTTCGACACTTTCACGCCCGAGTTTACACCCGAGAAAATGGCTGGGCTGGGAACTTTGTCGGGCGAAGCGATCAAACGCGCGATGGTACTGGGATATATCAAGCGCGAAAATAATAAAGAGATATACGACATAGCCGTAGATAGGGAGAAAAATCTTATTCTCGCTATTATGATGAATGTAACCCATATTCATTTGCGTCCTGATTTGGCTGCGCTCAAAATAGAACACGAATTTGCCGAACCGTTCAATGAAGATGTCACCGCACGTTGGGCGGCTATAGGCCGTGCTGTGCAGGATGGCGTTATGTCGCTGGGAAAGGGCGTTGAACTAATGGGAACGGCCGATGATGTTACCGCTGAAATCGAGCGAATAAAGCAAGCGAAGGCAGAGGCATCTATGAACAATATTATAGAGCCAACATTCTAATTCGAAACGATGCCCGGATTGAATTTGAAAGCCGCCCAATGGGAGCAACAGCATAAAACGCATGTCGAAGAATATCTACGACAGATAGAGGCTTTGTATGATGTGGCCTCGGATGAATTGATTCGACTGGGAATGGGATATAAATATCAACCCAATACGGGGCGATTGTTCGCCTTCTCATCAAACAAAAGCCGTAGTAAACAAGCCGATGCCTCGTTATCTTCATTCCGAAATAAGTTGTCCACTATAATTACAGCGGGGATCACTTCGGAATGGTTTTTTGCCAACGACAAGAACGATTCATGGGTAAAACAACTATTCGACAATCCGAAAAAAGGATGGATGCTTCACAATCTCGGTGCACTTGAGGCATTTCAACGTAGAACAACTTACGGGCATAATTTATCCGAAAGAGTTTGGAGTATCGCCAAGCAGTTCGAACGGCACATAGAATTATCCTTATCTATAGGTATCAGCGAAGGCCGAAGCGCTGCCGATATAAGCCGTGATGTACGCGTCTATCTGAATGAGCCGGACAAACTATTTCGACGTGTCCGAAATGCGTTCGGCAATCTTACCCTGTCGAAAGTGGCGCAGGCTTATCACCCTGGGCAAGGCGTTTACCGGTCATCTTATCAGAATGCTATGCGTATGGCTCGCACCGAAATAAACAGCGCTTATCGTGAAGCCGACAGTATCCGCTGGCAACAACTTGATTTTATTGTCGGATATGAGGTAAAAACATCAAAATCGCACGTACAGTGGCTGGCAAAGTTCTGGTATCCGCGCTTCAAAAAAGGGCGTGCGCCGCTGGAAATATGTGACGCAATGGAGGGAAAATATCCGAAATCTTTCAAATTCATCGGGTGGCACCCGAACTGCAAGTGCTATGCAGTGCCAATTATAGCCAACGAGGGCACGGATAGGGATTTTTGGGAGGAACCGCTGAATGAGGTCAAGGATGTGCCCGACAACTTCAAACGATGGGTCGAGGACAACACCGAAAGAATCGAAAAGGCGAAGAATTTGCCGTATTTCATAGGGGAAAACAAAAAACACTTCAATGATTCGCTGTTCATCAATCGCGATGCCGTATAA